ATGATAATGACTGACGCGGATAACGATGGTTCGCACATCAAAGGACTGATCCTTAATCAACTGCACTACTTCTGGCCGAGCCTCCTCAAATTGGGTTTCGTGGTATCTATGGTAACACCAATTATTAAGGCTACGAAGGCTTCCCAAACCAAGTCATTTTACACAGATTCTGCATTCAGAAGCTGGTATGGAAATGGACAACAGGGATGGCGCATCAAGTACTACAAGGGTCTCGGTACTTCAACCTCTAAGGAGGCGCGTGAGTATTTCAAACAAATTGAGGATCTCACTGTCAAATTCGAACATGACATCATGACTGATAAGTCTATTGTCTTGGCATTTGACAAAAAGAAGGCTGATGATCGCAAAATGTGGCTTCTTGAAAGTACCGCGAAAGATCCCTCAGAACTTGAAGTTCCTTATGGTTATGTTAAGCAGTTGAACATCACTGACTTTGTTCATAAGGATCTCGTGAACTTCTCACTTGCAGACCTGAAGAGGTCTATCGCTCATGTAGCTGATGGTCTCAAGCCCTCCCAACGCAAGGTGATGTACTCTTGCTTCCAAAAGAATCTCAAAGATGAGATGAAGGTTGCACAACTGGCTGCATTTGTGGCTGAAAAAAGTTCATACCACCACGGTGAAGTATCCCTCGCAGATACTATCGTGAAGTTGGCAAATGATTACATGGGTTCAAACAATATCAATCTCCTTGAACCCTGTGGGCAGTTTGGTACGCGTCTTATGGGTGGTAAGGATGCGTCTCAAACGAGGTACATCTTTACGAAGCTGACTAAGCAGGCTCGAAAGATCTTTGATCCTCGCGATGATGCGGTTCTTAACTATTTGGATGATGATGGACGGTCAATTGAACCAGACTTTTACATGCCAACGATCCCTATGGTTCTCGTGAATGGTACGGAAGGTATTGGTACAGGTTTCAGTTGCTATGTCCCACCATTCAACCCTAAGGATATCAAAGATAATATTGGAAGGATCTTGGATGGAAAACAAGTTGTGCCCATGAGACCATGGTTCAGGGGCTTCAAGGGGAAAGTACACAAGGAGGATGATACATGGATGATGGAAGGTGTGTGGAATTGGAAAGGGATGAATATCGTGGTCACTGAATTACCACCAGGGCGTTGGACACAAGATTACAAGGAATATCTTGAAGGTCTCGTTGAAAAGAAGTTGATTGGTGGATTTACGAATAATTCCACAACGGAGGATGTTCATTTTGAAATTGAAGATTACACGGGAAAAGATCTCCTCAAGGATCTAAAATTGAGGAAGACGTTCCGTGTATCAAATATGCATCTTTTCCACCCCACGAGGGGAATCCACAAATACTCGAGTCCGGAAGAGATTCTCAAGGACTTTGTGGAACTGCGCGAAGATCACTATGTGAAGAGAAAGGCACACCTCATCAAGGTTCTTGAAACAAGGGCTACCATGTGTGGATACAAATCAAAGTTTGTCACTATGGTTATTGAAGGTGATATCGTGGTCTTCAAACGTAAGAAACAGGAATTGGAGGCAGAGTTGGCACAGACTTTCCCCAAAATTGGTGGTACTTATGACTATCTTCTCAACATCAAGACTGTGCAATACACAGAGGAATCTGTCAAGGATCTTCTCAAGGAGTCCAAACAGGCTAAGGAAGAACTTGAAGTGATGAAGAATACAAGTCACATTGAAATGTGGAAAATGGATATTAAAAATATGTAGACAATAGATAGGTATGGGTGAAGCTGCGAAAATTTCGCTCAAAGCTATCGGAAAGCAAGACACTCACTTGCTTTCCGATGATCCAGAAGAATCATTCTTTAATTATACCAATAATCGTGCTCACTCCGATTTTAGAAAATATCATAGGAGTCGTAATGTAGTTCAACCTGGTAATGCAGCCCCGGGGTGGCCTTTTAATAAAACAATTAAAGTTGAATTTAATCCGCGAAATATGGGCGATCTATTGAGTAATATGTACTTGAGTGTAACAATGCCCGCTATAAGCGATGGAAACTACGCGGATCAATTGGGTAGACATCTTCTCAAAAGTGTGACAATGTATGTAGATGACATTGAGGTAGAGAAGATATATGATGACTGGGGTATTATATATGATGAGCTTTATTTAGAAATGTCTGAAAAAGTTGCAAATCGATTTCTTGTAAATAGAAACCTTGGCTTTGATGATGCACCGGACAATATTGCTGTAGCGAGGTATAGTTCGGATTTGGTTGTTCCAATCCACTTCTTCTTTTCGAGGAAGTTTGCAAGTGATGAATATTCGTCAAATAGTCCTAATAGACCCTATTTCCCTGTGTGTTCAATTTATAAACAGAAAATAGAGTTTGAGTTTGAATTCCATAAACAAGAGTTCTTTACAGAAACAACTGACGTTGTAACTCTACCTCAGTTTAATATAATCACTGAGGAAATAACTGTAAGTCCAGAAGAGAGAATCTTCCTGACAAGTAAGGACCAGACGTTTATAACAGATCTTGTGCGCCGACACCCCGTGATTGTTAGCGATCTAAATATAGACGTCATACGGAATAACTTAGTTCCTAACATTCCTGTAAAGTGTATTCACTGGTTTTTAAGGAATACAATGTTTGAAGATGAAAGTGATGCTATAGGTCCATACGGTGCATCTGTCGCTGGTCAACGTTTGTACCAAAATCGTTTCAATTTTTCTTCGTCCCTTGATTTTAAAGGTGAGAATACATTCTTTTATCCTCTTATGTCCGAAGGGAGTTTCAACATAAATGGAAATAAACTTCCAAATATAACAAAAACAGATCACTCATATTTCAAATATCTCATTCCATTCCAAAAAAGGCTGGCAAGACCAATTAGAAATGTATATACGTATAGTTTCTCGTTGAATCCGATAAATGTGGAACCATCGGGAAACTTGGATTTTTATTGGCTACAATCCGATAAAACTAATATTGAAGTTAAATTGGATACTTCTGTGATAGACATTGCAACTGAAACATTTTCATTAAACATGTACTACACAGGCTATCAAACATTTGTATTTTCAAATGGTTTTATGTCACTTGCTTACTAAATAGAGTATCTCGGTGACTGTTTATATAGTCAATAATATTATTCTTGATACACCATTTGATGAAATTCAACTGCGCTAAAGTTGTATGGATTTCATGAGATGTTCCCGGAACTGTGTATGCAAACTTCTGTGATCTACAAAATGGATCAAACAGTTGTTTACTGTAACCGTTAAGACTGGATTTATATGCACAATGAACAGTGAATAATTTACCATCACCAGTCTGATAAGCGGTGTGATTCTTCTTAGCGTAGTTTGTGATAAACCATTCCAAGTTGCGGAGGCTGATACCACTGGACTTGTCTAAAATTTTTAATAGTATAGTTTTATTCTTCTCTTCGTCGTAAAATTTGTTTATTGCTGTTAGTAGAATATCGTTTTTGTTCATTGTTATATTAAACCCCCAAATCTATAAGCCCGTTTGAAGCTTCACAACCTGGACATCCTCTTACAAACATGATCTCGGGTCCGTGATTATGAATACTTCCTGTGCTTGAAAATGCCCTTTGGCATACACGATGACCCTGTGAGGCGTGATGTCTACAATACCCATTCTCAAATGCCTTAAACCCACATCTCTGCCCATTGTTTTTAGTACCTTTACATGTAGTAATCGTATAAGACTCTGGAATATCTTTTAAAAGTTGTTCCAATGGAATGCCATGTTTTTTTGATATTTTTTCGGCATACTCATTCACCACAACATTTATACGCTCTTCAAGCGCTTCGTCCATAAGCTTTACAACATTATCATACAGACTCATTCCTAACTTCTACTGGATTATAATTTTTAAATAACTCTTCAAGAGAATCATCCTTTGTTCTTGCTTCCTTAAGCCGAGCCCTCAAAATAGCGAGTGTACCCGTATCTTCTAAACCAAGGTGTTTACATTCAGCAATCAGTTGCTCCTTCTTCATGCCACTCAGGGAGGGAAGCTTGGGAGGTTTTACGGGCTTATGTTGGTTAATGATTTCACCAAAGATTTCCTCTTTTACATTCTCATAGAGTGGGTCTAAGAGGTCACACACAGGATTCAAAAACTTATTGAGGAAGTAATAGTGGTAATCTACGGGGATGCTATGCTCTTCAACATACTTTGGGTCCTCGGACTTCTCAAAAGCCTTTGCCTTTGGATCCCCAGTCTTAGTAAGAAGGTAGGGTACACGGTCACCAGATTGTGGCTCTGAACCAGGTTTCCTTTGTCTCATTTTAGTGACTACTTGCACATGAGATTGATTAATGTTAACACTTTCTGAACTTGTTACAGATACAGATTTACCCCCAACTTTGTAAGAATCGGATAGACCTTGACTCAAAATAAGCTTCTGATTTGGTACATCACCCGAAAGAAGTTCAATTGCTCTCTCTTTGGCAAGCTCCTTGGGTGGACCAGGATCACTTGAAGTCAGAATTACATCAAGAAGTTCTTTGGATACTTCTCGAACGTGGGGTGTATTGTCACGTCTCACAAGTTGAAGACCCTTTACATCAATATAGTCCATATGCATATTATCATCCTTACCCTTTGTCCATAACTTCGCAGCATATCGTTTCTTACTGTAAAGGAAGTAAGGACAATATACCTTCTCAAGCTCTAAATTATTTGGCTTCTTGAAAAGAGCGCTGCATTCTTCTGCAGCCCTCTCACCCACCTCCCAACTGTAGGCAATAGCTTCTTCACCCGTACGATCACCGACATCAAACTCAATCATAACCGAATCAGTGTCACCATACCTAACGTATGCACCTGGGAAGTTCTTCTCAACATAGTTCTTAGTTTCTTCAATCATTGAACGACCCTTTGAAGTAGTAGTAGAAGCAATGGGGACACATGGGAGAATACCCTTACCAGCACCTGTAAAACCGTACACAGAGTTCATTGAAATTTTATAGGCTAACTGTTTACCATTGTAGACTTCCTTCATGAAACCTGTAGCTGCAGCCATGTCCCTCTTAGCCTGTTTTCGAAACTGCTTAAGCTCTGAAAGGATTGCAGGTAAGAGACTGGGAACATCCTGTGCAAACTTGTAGGTGCGGTCGCCAATATTGAAAGTCTCATATTCAATGCCGGGTATATTACCATACTTCCTCTCATCCATGACATACGAAGAATAACAGAGATTGTGAGCCATCATAATACTGGGGTACAGGGCTTCAAAATCAAGGGCTGTGATGGGTGTGTAATACGCCCCCTTTTGAGCTTCAAGGACAGTCGCACCCTCATAGGGTTCTTCAGGGAGGGAACCATAACGAATAGTCGGAACCATGAATCCAAGCTCCCTCGCCTTCTTAGTCAGTTGGGAGAAAACCTTAATCTGCTGCCCACGTTCCACTAGGAAGGGAACCGGAACCCAAGTTGCCTTAGCCATCTCAACCAAGTTCAGCAAAATACAAAGTTTCTTCATAAGTCTATGTGGAAGGAGAGTATCCTTAATACAATACTCAGCAACTTCCCTCAGTTTAACAGGATCTTCTTCCCTATAGCGAGCAAACATCTCCTTTGGTGCCATGTCAATCTTTTGATCTCCAAGGTACAGCTTTGAAACACTATCAAGCTTATAGCTATCCAATTTGTAACCTTTCTTTACCTCATGAAAGAGATCAAAAATAAACCTACCACTCATCGGAAGAAGCTTCAAAAAGTTATCACCCAGAGCGCTCGACGAGAGCTTTTTAATCACCAATTGGGAATCAATATCCTTTAGTTTTCCCAAGTTGTAAAAGTCGTAGTTGCACTTGTTAATTTGTGCACGTTTGTAAATATATTCCATATCAAAACCGAAGATGTTCCATCCCGTAATTATATCAATATCCTTGGAATGTAAATACTTTTGAAATGCCTCAAGCATTTCCTTCTCAGTAGCATAGCTGCGAATATCACACCCCTCAAGGTTTGAATCTGTTTGTTTGTAACAGAGACATGTCTTGTCATATGGTTCATCAGAGCCAAACTTACAAAGAGAAATAGCAATTTGGAAACAAGCATCACCAAGAATATTTGCATCTGGGAACTTACCAGTAGAACTATTACATTCAATATCCACAGATGCCACTACAAATGGCGCAATATCATCTCGGGCAACTGGCTTTAGAGTAGTCCAATCGTTACAGAAGAGGTCAATATCAACGTTCGCAATGTGAGAACGAACACATCTTTCACCACTATCAAGCCAACCAGTTGATTGAATACCTGTACGATGCATAAGACGTAATACTGGATCCAAATTAGATTCGTACACCTTAACATTCCTTACACCGAAAATTTCATACAGTTCAGGGCTCCTATCAAGTGGTCTACGTAAAAAGGAATCAACCAATCGGCGAGCTTGAAGATCTTTAAAGCTAATTTTCATATATGCAAACTCCTCATTATTCTGGAAACCCCATACATCTTTAGACTTCATCAATGAATAAGCAACCAGAGAATCTTTACACTGATTGCCGAGAATGTCATAAATTCTTTGAACCTTTTGCGAATCCACGCCACTTGGAAGCTTAATAAAAAAGTATGGTGTGAAAGCAGTAGTAACACAGACCGACTTACCATCCTCAGTTTTACCAAATATGCTAATCAAATGTTCATCTTCTCCATCTCGAGCCTCCCATGTAAGTGCCTGAAAAACTACCATTTTCTTTGTTGTGTTATTGACGCCCGAAAATTTTAATATACTTTATTAGTAAATATGTCAGCTGCTTTGATTGATCTTGTTTCTAAAGGTGCCCAGGATGTGTTCATCACTGGTGAGCCACAGGTCAGCTTTTTTCGTCAGAACTACAAGCGCCACACTAACTTCTCTATGAAGCCTGAGCGCATGGACTACATTGGCTCCTTTGGTGCCTCTAATGAGATTACCGTACCCATTCGTTCTAAGGGTGATCTTCTCAGTTACATTTGGATTGAGGATACTCTTATTTCCAACGTGGCTACCAACACTGACGGTCTCTTCTCCGCCGATGCCTCCAACCCCACTACTTTCCAACTCTGGATTGGTGGTCAGAAGGTTTCGGAACTTGACTCACTTTTCATCCAGGGTGCTTACAACCCCCTTCTCCGCGATAACTCTGCCAAGGCTTCATGCACTGTCACTACCAATGTTGCCAAGGAGAACCATGGTCAGAATCACTTTATGATTCCTTTCTTCTTCGGTGAGGACTGGACCAAGGCTCTTCCTTTGGTGGCCTTACAATATCATGAGGTGGAACTTCGAATTAAGTGCAGGGATGGTTACACTCCCCAAGGTACTCCCAAGATCTACGGTAACTACATATACGTTGATACCGATGAGAGGAAGTATTTCACCGAGACCGAGCATGAGATTCTGTTCACCCAAACCCAATACCAGCCAGCTACCAGCACTGATACCGAGATGGATCTCAGCTACTTCAACCACCCAGTGAAGTCTATCCACCTTATTTCCGGTGCGGCTGCAGGTCAGAAGTGGTATGATGAGTACACTTTCGGTACTTCTTCTCTCTACATTAACGGTACAGCTCTATTTGAGAATAGTTCCAATGTCTATCATCACAACATTGTTCCCCAAATGCACTGCACTGATCTCCCAGATGATGTATTGGATGATCTCCCAACCTACTCTTGGCCTTTCTGCCTCTCCATGAGCAAGGCGCAGCCCAGTGGCACACTAAACTTCAGCCGCATAGATAACGCCAAGCTTCTCGTCAACAATGTTTCTGGAGGTAACAACCTTCATCGCGTGTATGCCGTGAATTTTAACATTTTACGTATAAAGAATGGTATGGCGGGTGTCGCTTTTGGAAATTAATAACCTAAGTAAATACGAATAATATGAAAAACAAGTCAAAATGGATCTCTTCCACAAGTTAATTGATTTGGTTGATCAGAATGCGGAACGTCTTCCAGAAGGTGATTACGTGGAGATATGCAATGTTATAAAAGATATCCGAGAAAAGGTGAAACCACCATCTTTCCTCGTTAATCAAAATGAACCCAT